CGAAGGCCCTGCATGTCCAAGCACAAATTAAGAAGCGCTGCGCTGTGGACCCTTTATTCTTCATCAACGGCTTTTGTTACATTGCGGAGCCAAGAGTTGGAGAATCTGTTGAGCAGGGTCTTATTCCGTTCAATACTTGGTCCAACCAAGACCCTGTCATTGCGTCGATTTCGCATTACTGGGGACGGCGCCACATGGTCGGTGACAAGTCCCGTGCACAAGGTGCCTCGTGGATCATGGTGTGCCTCTTCGTCTGGGCGTTCTTGTTTAAGCCCTATTCGTTCCTGGGTATTGGTAGCAAAGATAAAGAAACGGCAGATGATCCTACCGATCCTGCGTCACTTGGTTGGAAGATAGACAGCGTTCTACGCTTCTTGCCCATCTGGATGCGACCACTGGCCTATCAAGGGCCTCCTGAAAAGTGGAGCGAGCGGCGGGCTTCTACTTCTACGTGGAAGAATCCAGAGAACAACAGCTTCATCAAGTGCTATGCGGCAACGTCGGGCATTGGCCGTGCTGGTCGCTACACGGTGTTCTTCTTAGATGAGTCGGCGTTCTTCCCGGCTGGTGCTGATAGGGAAGCTGTGGCGAACCTCGTCCGTACCACCAACGGACTGGTGATGATAAGTACGCCCCACGGCATGGATAACGAACATTACGACCGTGTTCAGAAGCCGGGGCCGTGGCTGAGACTCGTTCTTGACTGGAAAGACAACCCTTCGCAGAACAAGGGACTGTACACGGCTCGCGGTGGTCAGTTGGTGTTACTCGATAAGGACTACGACTGGCCTGCGGACTATGAGCATGTGTTAGATGGTCGTGTTCGCAGCCCGTGGTATGACCGTCAATGTGAGGAGCATGGAAATGACATGCTGTTCATTGCTCAGGAACTTGACCGCGAGTATTCGGGCAGCAAGGGCCGCCCCTTCCCTCAAGCAGCCCTTGACCGTGTGGGTAGCTACGTAAGAGAACCCTTGCTCACAGGGATGTTGCGGTTTGACCATGACTTCCCCGATGATGTGGAGAGCATGGACTTTGAATTAGGGGATGGTCATAAGTTCGACTTGTGGTGTCCACTAGACAGTCATGGGTATTTACCAACAGCGCGGTATGCGGTGGGGGTGGACTTGTCGCAAGGTGTGGGGGGTGAAGCGTCCAGCAATTCCTGCCTGGAAATCTTTAACATGGATACCAGAGAGCAGGTGGGGGAGTTGGCAATCAACACGATTCCGCCGGTGGAGTTTGCCCAACTGTCCGTGGCCGTGTGCTATTGGCTTGGCAAGGGAATGGGTACTCCCTATCTGGCTTGGGAGTCCAATGGTCCCGGTGTGCCGTACATGAAAGAAGTGCTGCGACTGGGGTATGCCAATGTGTTCTATGCCCATACGGATGAATACAAGAAAAGTGGCAAGCGGTCGGGGAAGCCTGGCTACCATAATAGCTCTGTGGAACTGATGATAAGCCCCCTGAGAAGTGCCATTGTCAACGTGAACTACACGATACGCAGTGGGGCGTTGTTGGAAGAATGTGCCCAATATGTCATCGGGGATGATGGAAAACCAATGCACCCTCGGAGCAAAACGGCACGGGATGGGTCGGGCAAGGGGGTGAGTCATGGCGACCGTGTGATAGCTGCTGCGATGGCCGTTCGAGCCATTGACGACCGCATGAATCCCCGGAAATTACGCAAAGGGGAGAAGCCCGTCCCCCAGATCGTCCCCCCCGATTCCTTCGCCGGGAGGATGGCTTCGAGAGAGCAATCCATGCGTCGCGCCAAGGCCAATTCGTTCCGCTGGTAAAATATGCTTGCATTGCCAGTCCATTCTGGGTAGTATTTCTGTAGCTACGGCTACACATTCTCTTAACCCAGAGAGTTCCCGACGAGGATGCCGGGATTCCAAGGATGGACGTAACCAGAGCAGGGAAGCTCACTCGGCTCCGTGCCGCTATGCCTAAGCACTTTGCTGCGTTAGTGAAGCTGCGCAAGGCAAGGGCTAAGAGTCTGTCTATTGCAGCGGGGTATGAATACCCTCATGCCATAGCTGGCGGGGACTGGATAGTCAGCGAAGAAGACCCTCTCAATCTTCTTCGACAGGCGGCTGATGCGGAAACGATCTCGCTTGCCGCCAACCGCCCCCGAATTCTCGCTAGTGCTAGCACCGTGGATCGACAGGGGTTCGCGCTCAAATATGAAATGGCGCTCAACCTCTACTCCAAGACCATGCAGCTTGAACAAGAGTTGCAGGAGTGTGTTCGCAACGCCTTCTTCTCGTTAGGGGTTGCCAAGGTCTACATGGCGGAGTCGGTGCCTGTTCTTTTGGAGTCCAATGAGTGGATGGACCCTGGCCGCCCTTATGTACAAAGCATCTCCCCCCACCACTTCAACTACGACAGTGAAGCGACTGCGTTCCAGCATTGCTCCTTCTTGTGCGACCGCTATCGAGTCGCCTACCAAGACATTGTTTCCGACACACGCTTTAAGTCCGCGATGCGAAACAAGATTAAGCAACTGGGGATGCAAACGAATGATGACATAAGTGGTCAAGAATGGGGCAAGAGCCTCAGCACTAGCGAAGACTCCATCGAGCCGCTGCTGTTCTTGTCCGATGTGTTCATCCCCAAAGATGGGGTGGTACTCACTTACGTTGTGGACAGTGATTTCAATGTGGTGATTGACGAACCACTTTCTGAAATTGAGTGGCAAGGACAAGAGACTGGCTGTTACCACTTTTTGAATCTTGGCCCCGTTCCCGACAAGACAACGCCTAGTTCTCCGGCGATGAACCTCTTGCCGATGCACAATCTTTGCAACAGCCTCTATCGCCACTTAATGCGGCAGGCGATGAATCAGAAGGATATTAACGTCGGTGACAAGGCGGACGAAGAAGATATTAAGAATATCCGCGACAGTATTGATGGTGATTATCTGGGCCTGAATAATCCCTCCGTTCTGCAAACACTTCGTATCGCCGGTCCTGACCAGAACGTATTCAGCTTCACACTCAATGCCTTGGAGCAGTTTTCTAAACAAGCTGGCAACCTGGAGCACAAGCTGGGCCTGAGCCAATCGGCAGACACCGCTTCCCAAGAAGGGATGATCGGCAACAACGTCGGCAGAGTAGAGGCCCACAACCAAGCTCGCTTTGTTTCTTTTGTGAGAGGAATTGTCGGGGAGTTGGGGCGGCTGTTATTCACAGCTAAGACTGTTTCTTTCAACATGCAACGTGAGATAGGGGGATTGCAGATAGACACCCCTTGGCGTGGTGCGGTGGAAGATGGCTCACGCATGGGTGAATACTTCGACTACGACTTGGACATTGAACCGTACTCGATGGCTTACAAGAGTCCCCAACAAAGGCTTGGTGAACTCGACCAGACTTTCCAGATGATCTTGCCCTTGGCCCCGATTCTTATGCAGCAGGGTCAGATGCCGGATGTCAATTACTGGCTCACTGAGAGGGCCAGACTTACTAACAATGCGTGTTTGGAAAAACTGGTAATGAGTGTGGTTCCTCCTGAGGAGCAAGGCCAAGCCCCTGGCGGGATGGGTCCAGGCGGTCCCCCCAAAGAGTACATCCATCGTAGTGCGGGGAGTGGGAGTGGATCGGGTCAAGGTGGCAACGAACAACTTGCAATGATGGCGGCGGCAAGTTCGGACAATAACAACGCAGCGTAGGAGACAACGGAATGTCTAATCCACGAAGCAACAGAAATGCAATTTGCGAAAAGAACCCTTGGGTAAGTCGTTCGATGGGTGTTCACAAGAGCAAGATTGAAGCAGCGAACAAAGCAGCCAAAGAACATGGTTGCCGTCACCGCTACAACGATCAGGGATTTGTAGTCGCTACCTCACGGGCCGCACGGAATGACGCAATGAAGTTCCACGGCATGGGTGACAGAGATGGCGGCTATGGCGATCACACCGGTTAAGGAGAACCAGATGGCAAAAGAAATTGAAGAAGAAGTTGTTGAGGAAGAAGTCCAAGAGCCAAGTGCGATGGATGGGTTGCTAGGCAAACTCCAACAGGAATCTGCCGAAGCGGAGCCTGAGCTTCAATCGGAAGAAGAAGTTGAGGAGCCGGAAGTAGAAGCTCCCAAGGAACCTGAGAAGCCTGCCGGTCCTTCGCTGGCGATGAAGGCCTTTGCCAAACGTGAAGGGTTGCCGGAAGAAGTGATTGCGATTGCCGCTTCCGACGAACACCTCAACGCCCTGGTTGAATTCGCTGCTGCCAAGAAGGAGCAGGAGAAGGAACCGAAACAAGAACCAACGGAGGAAGAAGTCGCTTTCCAGCTTGACCTTCCTGAAGATGAGTTCCCTGCTGACGATTCGATCCGCAAAGCGCTGGATGGGATGAACAAGCATTATGTGGAACAGAACCAGAAAGTCATGGACTACATCAGTCAGATGGCGGACTGGATGGTGAAACAAGACCAGCAACAAAAAGCTGGAATTGAGAATCAGTACGCTCAAGTCCAACACACTTTCGACAGTCACTTAGACTCGCTCGGAATTGATGCGTTGGGACAACAGCAATCACTGAATAGCGTCGGAATGAAGGCGCGAAACATGGTCTACGATTATTACCTGGAGTTGCGTGAAGCGAGTCCAGAGGCTTCTCACACGGAGCTAATTGATCGTGCCGTGAGTGAGTTTGGTTTCAGTAACAAACAGGCGAAGCATGATGCGGCCATTAAGGATGCCAACAGCCGTCGTCTCGGTGGAAGGCCCTCACCCCTCAAGGGTGAAACGGTACTCACTGGGGGGGCCAAGATGGAAGCCTTACTGGAAGGCATCAAGTCTCGCACCGAAAATAAGGTTTAACAAACATGATAACTAAAGCCAGTGACATCCAGGATGTAGTCAATACATACTTGGAAGACCCGCTGCGTGGTGTCATCTTCGACGCCTCACGGCCCTACCAGAATTACCAACTGTGTAATTTCTTCTTCCCCAAAAAGAAGAATCACGCAGCCAGCCCAAGTTTCACCTGGGTACTGTTGACCGGCGACTTGGAGAACACTCAGGCCAGTGCGATCTTCTCCAAAGACACCACCAATCGGGTGGATGTGACGGCGAAGATGACCGGCTACTGGCACTTCCAGAACACTCACTTCTTGGTGAGCAAGCTGGAGCCTGCCATGCAGTCGATGAGCAAGGATCAGATATACAACTATCTGAACGCTCA